TATTTTCAGATTGTTTTAAAACTGTTTCTATAACTTCTTTAAACTCACCTGGATATTTAAACACAGTTTTATATAATCTTAAAGATTGAGCCATCATTGTAGATGCAACCATCTGTGGTTCATTAGTTCTTAAAACTAATTCAACCATTTTATCAAATAGTTCTCCGTAAATTATTTCAAGTTCTAGCTCTTTATTCTTTTTTGTTTTTTTCATTTTCTATTTAAGTACATTAAATAAACTACAATGCACATTACAACGATGGCTGTGATTTCTGCATACACTATATTTACAATTGTTTGACTCATCTTTTTTTCTCGTACAAAACTTTAAATATACGTTTCTTTTTGATGGGACACCAATAACCATAGTAGCCGGATATTTTTCTTTTCATACCGGTAACCCCGTATCATCAATGTTCTCTAACATTTCTTCTTCTGTAAATGTTATTTCACCTTGTGATTTACATTCTTTACATTGGTAAACTTCTCCATAGCAATCTCTACGATATCCATTACCATTACAATCATGACAAATAATTTTATGTGTCCTGTTTTCCGTGTCCATTTGTTCTTTCTCCTCTATTTTGTTTATAGAACTTTATTAGTTTGTTAAGCATTTTAGATCTAGTTCTACTAGTCTTGTCTGCCATAACTCCCAACTCTTTCCAATCTGCTATAGCAACAGAAAGGGACTTATATTTAGCTGTATCAGCCATTTTTCTTCTCCTTTTATTGTTTATACTCTCTGTGAAACTATATGGGAAGATATACTATAAAGTCAAGTGTTGCATTAAATTTATTTTTAGTGTATTGTGGAGATCTCTTCTCACACCTTTTGTTTGCTCGTCCTAGTACAACTAGGGCGGGCATTCATTATCTTCTTCCCTGACCGTTATATTCTTTTCTACTATTACGTTTATTTGGTCTTTTAGAATGACGTCCTGGACGTTTCTTATTAGTGTGTTTTATAAATGTACCTGAACCTGATTGAACTTTACGCGCCACTATTCTTTAACTTCCTTAATTCTTTTAATTCCATGCTTATCTACTTCTACGATAGCTTTAACTTCTTTACAACTCCAATTAACATTAGTTCCTTGATCTCGTTCCACTTTACGTTTTTGTTCTAAACAATCCGCAATATTAGCTTTAGGAGAATATCCTTCTAATTTTCCATTCATATACATTAATAATGCAAACACAACTTCAATCATTACTTACCTCTGATTGAATCTAATTCTTTCTCTAGTTTATCTACTTTCTTTTCTAATTGAGCTATTAATACTTTTGTGTGTACGTTTTCTTCTAATTGTTTAGAATGTTTGTCAATTGATTTAGCTTGATATTCTATTAACATATACATCTCTTGATTTTTTGGAGTTTGTTCTGCCTTTTTCAAAAGATCTTGCGCCATTAATTTTTCATTTGTTTCAAGTCTATTAAGTCTTTCAACAATTCCAAAATAAGTCCATACCGCTACAACAATGGCAGATATAATAGCTACTATATTTTTAACTGGTAATGCTACACTTGTTTGGTCACTTAATTTAAATTCACTACTCATTTTTGAACTGTTTCTGTCATTAAACCTATTCTTTTACTGTTTGTAATTGGAATGTATTTAATAACTCCGTTAATATATTGTTCTACTTCTTCACCACACAGAGAACATCTGTAGAAATCTTTATATAAGAATAACAAAGGTGATAGTAAATTGCAATAGGGACATATGCCATGTTCTATTCTGGCTCCTAAATGTAATGGTTTTCTAAATTTTTTTGTTTTCTTTGGCATCTATTTGATAGAACATATCATCGGTATCTTCTAACTGCCAACCTTTATTTTCGACATTCCATTCCGTAGTTGTAACCTTATAGTCTGGCCAATGTGTAGAAGTAGTAAAACTACCAATGTTCCACAGAATACGATTATTAGGTTGAGCTGCATAATTACCGTTATCAAGAGCCAAAATATGTGCGCACTTATGTTGATCAGGAATTTCGGAATGTTCAGTATCCAAGATATTAGGTTCTGGATGGGCCCAATCAATTGTAAATAAATATTCACCATGTATAAATTTTTTATCTTTACCTAAATATTTACAGCGCTGCCCGATTAAAAAATCAAAAGTAGTAACAGCAGGATAATAACTAAATGAATTCCACAGCTCAAGATCTTCGAGATCTGGAGATTCCATTTTTCCCTGATGCATAGTACCGCTGTTTCTTCCTTGAAGAAAAGCACTGATAGGAAGCCGCCAATATATTGCACCATTCGTAAGTAAAGCATGAAATAAGATCGCACGCCCTGGAATGCTTGCAATAGCAAAGACCACACAATCTTCAGTTTCGCCGTGATGTTTTCGTAAGTCATATAAATATTCTCTCCTTATTTTACAGTATATAGGTGGTATATTAGCATTTAAATAAGACATTGTATATTATTTAATATCGCCCCAATTACTTCCACATTCATAATCTACTTTATTTGGTATTTCTAATTTAATAGCTGATTCCATAATTTCTACAATTTGTTTAGCTTGTTCACTATGTTCAACAGATACATCTAATTCATCATGTATTTGTATGTGAGGTATAATTCCATTTTCACTCAATGCAATTATAGATAGTTTAGTCATATCAGCCGCTGATCCTTGTATTAATCTATTTAATGCTTTGTATGTTCCAGCTCTTTTAATTCCATGTCCATATTCTTTTAATGCTTCTACATGTGGTTTAGGCATCCCTGCACCAAAGGTAGTTGGTTCCCAAAGATCAAAGTGACAAACTCTTCCACCTAAAGTTCTTATTCTTCCAGAATCATCTGCTCTTCTTGATACAGCTTGCATCAATTGTTTAATGAATGGAGCTTTAGCATGGTACTGTGCTATCAATTTTTCTGCTGCTTCTTTCATTAACCCAAGTTCAGCCATTAATTTATTTTTACCCATTCCATACATTAATCCAAGATTAATTGTTTTAGCTTGTGATCTTTCAATACCAGCCATTTTTGCAACAGCACTATGAAAATCTGCTTCACCTGATTTATATGCGTTAGCAATTTCATCTATACCATCTAATTTTTGTAATTTAGCATAATGAACTAATATTCTAGGTTCTTGTTGTGAGTAATCAAATACTCCCCACTTATGATTTTCTTCTGGAATAAATAAAGATCTAATTAATGGACCTAATTCTTTATGTCTTACTGGTATTTGTTGTAAGTTAGGATTAGACATTGAAAATCTTCCTGTGACAGTTCCACCTTGATCAGATCTAATTTGATTTATGTCTGCATGTATTCTTCCTTTATGAGAATGTTTTACGATCGTATCTATAAAAGTTGTGTGAGCTTTATTTATTTCTCTTGCATATGAAATTCCTTGTGCAATTTCATTTGGATGATTTGATAAAAAGTTTTTTGTAAAGCTAGGAGCTCCAGTTTTTTCTGTTCTATCATATGGTAGTTTTAGAGCATCAAACACTTTTGCAATAGATGCTGCTGACCATAATTCTACAGAAACACCAGTTAAGTCTTTGATTTTATTGATTATTTTATTTTCCTTATCCATTAATTCTTTTTTAATTTTATCTGCTCTTTCAACATCAACTCTTACACCTTTGAATCTCATATCTACAAGACATGGAAATAATCTTGTCTCTGTATCAAATATGGTCCAAAGATCTTGATCAGATAATTCTACTTTCATTCTATGCCAAAGTTTTAAAGTTGATTCAGCATCTCTTTCAGCATACTGGCCAACAAACATAGAGGGAAGTTTCCACATATCTTTTTTAGCATCTATTCCATATTCTCTTGCTGCTGCTTGTAATACAGCTTCATCTTTACCTATCCCAGCATATTCTCTTGCTAATGCATCTAATCTAAAACTCCATCTATTTTCATTTACTAATGATGCAGCAATCATTGTATCTACAATTTTAACTGGAGGAATTATTCCAGATGATCTTAACCAACATATGTCATACATTGCATTGTGAAATATAAATGTAGAGTCTTGTTTAAATAAATCTTGTAACCAATTTAAAACTAATTTCTTATCCATGTTGCCACCACCTTCGTGAGCAATTGGATAATATGCAGACCAACCTTCTACAGCTACTGAAATACCAACTATCTTACCACGACCAACCACGTTCCCCGATCCAAGCTCTGTTAACTCCGGATCACAGGTCTCCAAATCTACAGCAATTTCTTTATGACCGCGAAGATCTTTTAGTTCTTCGGGTACCACCCATTCTGTTTGTGGTGTAAATAATATTTGTTGAAACGTTCTTGTCATTTATCTTTATAATCTCTTTCTAAAATCATTTCTAAATAATGAATTGCTTTTAATATATCTTCTTTCTTACCTTTTAATTTGTGTCTACAAATGTATTTAATGGCATTGCCTTCTGCAAAAGGTAAATTGTTTTCGTTAATAAAAACAGATGGCTGTATTGCCATTTGTTTATAATGTTTACCACCTACTTGTCTAAAAAATGTTTTATTGCTCATATGATATACGCTTTGTTAAAATCTCTTGGGTCTACAATGTGAAGTTCTTTTTTAGCTCTAGTGCAAGCTGTGTAATATAATCTATGTAAATCATCTGGATCATCTTCGCTTTGTCTTACAGCGGCAGCAGTTAGATCAGTTAGAATACAAATATTGTCTTGTTCACCACCTTTGAATGAATGAATTGTAGACAAAAGAATTCTAGGGGTCTTATTTATCTTCTCACCATTTGCTCTCATATTACGAATATAATTTTCTGTAATTGTATCAACACCTTCAAATGATTCATACCATACTTTATTAGTAAGTAAACCATGATTTTGCATACAG